GCGGGAGAGGGAGCGAAGATGAGCATTGAGATGCTTAGCTTTCTGCAGTTGGTCTACTCATTCGCCAAGCAGTACATCTCCTGGTATGAAAGGACAATCAAGGCGAGAAGGTGATTGCATTGTAGAAAAGATTTGCTATAATTAATCTAGACATCGCGCCACGCCGCCGAGGTGGGACGCAACTGAAACAGTGGGACGCAAAGCGCCACGCTGTCAGGAGAAATCCTGAGAGTGCGGCGCTTTTTGTTATGCAAACCAATCGTTATCCGGCAAACGTACACAGGGCCGGGCATCACGAGACCCCAACCTCGTAAAACGGGTAGATGCGGACAAAAGGAGAACAGGTATGAAACGCGAGGATCTTGAAAAACTTGAGCTGAACGCTGAGCAGATCAACCAGATCATGGCGCTGCACGGGAAGGACATAGAGAAGCACAAGGCGGACCTGGCCGCGCTCACTACCGAGCGGGACGGGCTGAAAAAGCAGCTCGAAGAGGCCAACGCCGCCATCGAAGGCTTCAAGCAGCTCGACGTCGACGCCATCAAGGCCGCCGCCGACGAATGGAAGGCGAAGGCCGAGCAGGCGCAAAAAGACGCGCAGGCGCAGATCCAGCAGCTCAAGTTTGAGCACGCGCTGGACCAGGCGCTGGCCGGTGCGAAGGCCAAGAACGTCAAAGCGGTTCGAGCGCTCTTGCAGATGGACGCGCTGAAGCTCAACGAGGCGGACGGCTCGATTGTCGGCCTGAAAGAACAGCTGGAGAAGCTCCAGTCCGAAGCGGATTACCTGTTCGAAAGCGACCAGCCGGCGCCGAAGGTCGTTGCCGGCGGAAATAACCAATCCGTAATGAATACTGACCCGTTCATCGCTGCGTTCAAGCGCGGGGCGGGTCTAAAGGGGTCTGACAATGGCTAATTCCATTACTCTCACTCAGAAATATACTGACTTTCTGGATGCCGCATTTAAACAGATGGCGCTCACCGGGCGGTTTGAAACCCCCGCGCGCGAGGCGAATTTCAGCGGCACACCGACCGTCAAAGTCCGTAAAATGTCCGCCGTCGGGCTGGGGAACTACAGCCGTTCCGCCGGCTGGCCTGCCGGAAATCTGACCGTTTCCTGGGAGACCATCACCCTCGCATATGAGCGCGGGCGGGGCCTTTCCCTGGATGCGATGGACGCCGATGAAGCCATGACCGAGATCGGCGAGGTCATTGGCGAATATCAGCGCCTGCACATCGTCCCCGAAGTGGACGCCTACCGCTTCTCGAAGTGGGCGTCTAACGCCAACGTCCAAACCGTCGGCACCCCAGCGTCGCTGAACAAGGATACCATCCTGGGCGCCATCGACGCCGCAAAGGATGCCCTTGACACCTACGAGGTGCCGCAGGAAGGGCGGGTGCTGTTCATCGAGTCGAAGCTCGCCAACGCGCTCGACTCGGCCGTTACCCGCATATACGCGAACGAATCCGGCGTTGACCGGCGCGTGACTTCCCTGGATGGGATCGAGATTGTCCGCGTTCCGCAGGGACGTTTTTACAAGGGCATCACGCTTGACGCCGGCGCGACCGGAGACACGGGCGGGTACTCCAAGACCCCCACGACCGGCCGGGATATCAACTTTATCCTGGCTCACCCCCAGGCCCTGGGCGCGGTCGTGAAACACGCGCCGATGTACCTCTTCCCGCCCGGCTCGCATACCGAGACCGACGGCTGGCTGGTCAAGTGGCGGCTGTACGGGGATGCCTGGGTATGGGACGAGAAGGCGAAGGGCGTCTATGTCCACCTCAAAGCCAGCTAGGCTGACCCGGGACGGGGTGACCATTGAGGTCATTTACCAGACCGATATCGGGCACTATTTGCGCCTGGGGTTCATGGAGGTCGTGGAGGAGCCGGCTGAGAATCCGGCTCCAAAGCGCCGAACAAAATCCGGGGCAAAAAGCGAGGTGAAAAACTATGGCAAAACTCACTGGGATTGATTGGATGAATAAGCTGCCGATCTGCGGGACCTATACCGCAGTGAGCGGCGACGACAGCGCCGGATACGTCACCTTTGACACCGGGCAGCCCTCCGCGGCTGGCTTCATGGTCCAGGTCTTTCGGACCGGGGGCAACATCGGCAGCGATGTGAAGGCCAGCCTCACCGCGGGCGTGCTCAAGGTCGAGGACGGCTCGACCTACAAGATCGCCGCCGGCGACGTCATCAACTGGATCGTGTTCTAAAAACAAATACCGAAGGGAGGTGATCCCTATCTGAAAGGAAGCGATTGATGGCAGTTTACGCAGACTACATCTTTTACACGGAGCAGTTTAGAGGGACTGCCATCGCTCAGGCCGACTTTGACCGCCTGGCTATGCGCGCCAGCGTCTTGATCGACCAGGTGACGTTCGACCGGGCGGCGGCTGTAGTCGCCGCCGGTACGGACACTGACACGGTCGACAAGATCAAAATGGCGACCTGCGCCGTGGCGGAGATGCTCCACAAAGACGAGAGCGAAGGCGGCGAAATCCAGAGCGAGCGGGTCGGAAATCACTCTGTGACCTACGTCAAGGGGCCGGCCCGGTCCCTGATCACCCGCGCCAGGGAAGAGGCCAAACTCTACCTGTGGGATACCTATCTGATGTACGGGGGGCCAAGTCTGACATGAGGCCGAATGCAGATGCTACGCTCTATACTCTAGCGGTCGTCGACAGCGCCGAGGTATGGACCCGGACCGAGGTTCCGGGCGTGCATTGGGAGAACTGCAAGGCCGCCAACGTCCTGGCCAGCGGGGGTTCGATCGACGCCGATCAGGCTGCGATCTATATCCCCATGCACAACCGCCCGGAGCTGCCGGCGATTAAGCCCAATGACGTCATCGTCCGCGGCATTGTGGACGATGAAATCGGAGCCAACTGCACAGTCTCCGACCTCAAGCGCAAATATGCGGACGTGCTCAGGATCACCTCGGTGGACTTGATGAATTACGGCCGCAAGCAGCTCTGGCATTACCAGCTGGGGGCAAAATGAGCGGACCTGTCATCGAAACCCCACGGGGGCGCATTGTCATCGGACCCAGCGGCAAAGCCGTGCTCACGTGGAACACTAACTTCCGGCCGAAATGGCAGCGCCGGTACTCGGCAGCGCAGAAGTTTGTCGACAGCGAGGTCCTCAGGGACTGCGAGCCCTATACGCCGCTGCGCACGTCCATGCTGATCAAGTCCGGCACCCTGGGAACGGTGATTGGCTCGGGGCTCGTGCAGTGGATTGCGCCCTACGCCCGTTACCAATACTATCTCCGGCGCAAAACAAAATCCGAGACCGGGCCATTGCGGGGCAGTTTTTGGTTTGAACGTGCGAAGGCGACGCATAAACAGCGATGGATCGCCGGAGCCCGTAGGCTCGCCGGAGGCAGTCGCCAATGACAATCATCGAATCCCTCAAAACCTATCTCAAAACCTGCCCTAATCTGGCGGATGGGGCGCTCTTGGAAGTCGACCACAACGGCCCACCGATCCAATACGCCATCGTCCCCGTGCCGGGGGCCCGGGTATTGGAGACCTACATCGACGGAGCCTCACTCAGAGAGTTCCCGTTTGCGTTTCAAACGGCGGCGATCACCGCCGACGACGCCGAGCGTATCGACAACGCCGGCTTTCAGGAGACGTTCGCCGACTGGCTCGAGGCCCAGACCTTGTCCGGCAACCTCCCCACACTCGACGCCGGCAAAACCGCCGAGAGCATAACCGCCACGAGCTGGGGCTATCTCTTTGAGCAGGGTGAGAGCGATACCGGCATCTACCAAATCCAGTGCCGTCTCACCTATCACCAGGCCGCCAACACGGCGCCTGAGCCTGAACCCGAACCTGAACAACCGGAGGAATAAATGTCCACTCCCAAAACCGTCAAAACCGTAAAACGATCACAATTTGCCGCGTTTTTGAACGTTAGCTCCGACACCACGCCTGAATACGCCTTGATTGGAGATGGCGTAACCACGGCCACGATCAACTACAACCCCCAGATCCGTGAGGAGACCTACATCCACCAGGACAGCGCCTCGAAGGACGTGGAGCGCTACGCCCCCGAGTTCCCGCTGGAACAGACCTGCAAGGCCGGCGACGACGTCTTCGACTTCGTCGACGGGCTACGGCAGTCTCGCGCCGTGGAGGATGCGGCAAAAACCGACGTCGTGCTCGTGTATCTGTACGAGAAATCGACCGAAGGCAAGTACCCCGCCGAGAAGCAGCCTGTGTCTGTGGCGATCGAGAGCTTTGGCGGCGACGGCGGCGTCGCCAACAAAATCAATTACAGCCTGAACTTTGTCGGCGACCCCACGCCGGGGACTTTCGATCCAACGACCAAAACCTTCACTGCAGACACTGCAGAAACATAACCAAAAGCCCGCCCGTGAGCGGGCGGGCTTTTTTGAAAGAGGTGGAAATGGACCCGATCAAAATCCAAACCGGGCAGGTTCGCGTCCCCGTCGAGGTCGACGGAAAGATTGTGACCGAACTGAGTTTCAACCCCTCAGACGTATGCTTCGCGGAGCGGTTTTTTGGCGTCTACCGCGAGTTGCAGGCCCTGCAGCAGGAATTCGAGAAACGCGACCGGGAACTCGAGCGGGAGCAGGAAGCGGACGATAACGGCGTCCCCAAAAACGCCGAGGCCCGTATCGCACTGCAGAAACAGGTCATTCAAGCCATGTATGGCCATGTTGACAGCCTGTTTGGGCAGGGCACCTCTAAGGCGATTTTTGGCGACTTGGTGCTTCCGGAACTCGTCGCCCAGCTGCTGGAGGGAGTGACCCCGTATTTTCAGCGGGCGCGCTCGGCGAAGGTCGGGAAGTACCTGCCGCCGTCTAGTAAGGGCAAGGGCAAGCGCGTAATGCGATGAATCTGCTAGTCGATGAGCTTCCCGAAGCGGTTGAAATCGGCGGAGTCGAGTACAGCATCCGCTGCGATCACCGGACCTGCATCAGGATTATTCTCGCATTTGAGGATGACGAGCTGACGGGGCTGGAAAAGCAGGCGATCTTGCTCGAAAACCTGTATCCGGAGCCGCCTCACGACATCGCCCTTGCCTATGAGCTGGGGATCCGGTTTCTCAACGGGGGCGAGGTAGGGGGGCCCGGCGAGGACGGCGGACCGGCTTTGCGGCTGTACTCCTTTGCGCAGGATGCTCGATACATTTTCGCCGCTTTCAAGCAGACACACGGGATCGACCTGGAACGAGAGGAATTGCACTGGTGGAAGTTCTTGGCGCTGTTTATGGACTTGGGCGCGGACACAACGTTCTGCAACCTGGTAGGCCTGCGCAAGCGCATCAAAACCGGCAAGGCCAGTAAGGAAGAAATGCGGTGCTACCGGGAAATGCGGGACGTCATCGATCTGCCCGAGCCGGATACCCGCACCCTCGAAGAACGAGAACGGGAAGCTGAGTTTTTGCGGCTGGTAGCCGAGGGAGAACGACGGCGTGCGAAGGAAACCCAAGCTCAAAACCAAAGTTGATCCGGCGATCATGGCCGAACTCCTGGCGCACCCGAGTGTAGCCAGAGAGATTGCGGGAATGCCGGCGGACGTGCTGGCGTATTACAAGGACTTGCTGGTGGACGAGGGCGTCTATGACCAGTATGTTCGAGAACGGAAGCAGAAGGACAATCGGTAATGGTTTACGATGGCAGTATCCGGATCGACACCAGAATTGATTCGCGGGGCTTCAACGCCGGCGTTAAGTCGCTGACCGCCGCGCTCAGACCTTTGGCGGCTGCGATTGCCGCGGTCTTTGGTGTTACCGCCGTCACCCAGTTCGGGAAAACGTCCGTAAGAACCGCCGCAGAGCTGGCCAACGCCTTGACCGGACTCAATTCGGTGCTGACCGGAACCGGCCAGAGCTTTACTGAGGCCAAAGCCTTTATTGACGATTACATCAAAGACGGTCTCATTCCGGCGGCGAATGCGGTCGCCGCCTATAAAAACCTTGCGCTCCGGGGCTATGACACCTCGCAAATCCAGACCACGCTGATCGCGCTGAAAGATACGGCGGCATATGGCCGGCAGGCGGCGTTGACGATGGGCGAGGCCGTCCAATCGGCCACGGAAGGTCTCAAAAACGAAAACTCGCTCCTGTCCGACAATGCCGGTGTCACGAAAAACATCGCCGCCATGTGGCGGGATTATGCCGCCTCCATTGGCACTACTGCCGACAAGCTCACTTTGCAGCAAAAAATCCAGGCTGAGGTCAATGGGATTCTCCAAGAGAGTAAGCACATGACCGGCGACGCCGCGAAACTCGCCAGCACTTACTCTGGTCGGGTTGCGGCGCTGGGAGCCTCGTTTTACAACCTGCGGGCTGCCATCGGCGATGCCCTGATCCCAATTTTGTCGAAGGTCATCGACGCCATCAAGCCAGTTGTCGACTGGCTAGTGGTCCTGTTCAACAAGCTGGCGCAGGTGATGAGCCTGTTATTCAATGTCAAGATCGACGCCGCCAGCGGCATGGGTGAAGTGGCTGCCGAAACGCAGGCCGCCGCCGATGCGCAGGCAGAGTTAGCGGAAAACACCGCCAAAGCCGGCAAGGCCGCCAAAGGCGCATTGGCCGCGTTCGACGAGCTGGACGTCTTGGAGCAGGACACCGGCCGGGGAGACGGGGCGGGCGCTCCAAGCGTGCCGGTTGTAGGCGAGGGGGGTGCCGGTATTAGCGTCGGCGAAGAGGTTGTAGAAGACAGCAAGCTGCTCGAAGTCGTTGATCGCATCAAGGCCAAGTTTGCCGATTTTGCCGAGCTGCTCGCTCCAGCCGAAGCAAGCTTACAGAGGTTGTGGGATGCTCTTCAGCCATTTGAAACCTTCGTGGCCACGGCAGTAGTTGATTTCTACGAGAACTTTTTGAAACCGGTTGGCGAATGGGTTCTGGGAGAAGGACTGCCGCGCTTCATCGATGCGATTACCGATGGCCTGGGGAAGATTGATTGGGAGAATATCAACGGTTCGCTTAATAACCTTTGGGATTCGTTGACGCCGTTCGCGATCAATGTCGGCGAGGGTCTATCGTGGTTCTGGGAAAATGTTCTCGTTCCATTGGGGACCTACGTTGTCAATGATCTGCTGCCGGTATTCCTGGATGATTTGGCCGCTGTTCTGGACATTCTCAATAGCGTTCTGGAAGCCTTGGAACCTCTTGGAAGATGGCTATGGGAAGAATTCCTCCAGCCAATTGGGGAGTGGACCGGCGAGGCGCTTCTGGACGCCCTGGGATGGCTTGCTGACCGCCTGAACGACATCTCGGACTGGATTGACAACAATCAGAGTACGGTTGAGACTTTCGCTATTATCGCTGGCTCATTCGCCGCCGCCTGGTGGCTGGTCAATGCCGCGATCACCGTCTGGAATGTTATCGGTGCGGTCGCAACGACTGTTACGACTGGTTTCGGTGTGGCTATGGCGTTCCTAACGAGCCCGATTTTCCTTGTCGCGCTGGCGATTGGCGCCATTATCGCAATAATTATCCTTTTGATCAAGAATTGGGATGAGGTCAAAGAAGTTGCAGGCAAGGTTTGGGACTGGATTGTCGAAAAGTGGGGCCAGGCCAGCGAGTGGTTCCGGACCAATGTCACCGAACCGGTCGCGGAGTGGTTCTCGACGGCCTGGGAGAACATCAAGGAATGGGCCACAAACGCCTGGGAGAAGATCAAGGACATTTGGGCGAAAGCTAAGGAATGGTTCCAGGACAAAGTCATTGATCCCGTCAAAGACGGCTTCCAAACCGCGCTGGATTGGATCGAGGATAAATGGAAACTCGTCTTCAATTCCGTCAAGGACTTCGTCCGGGACCGCATTAACAATATCATCGACTTTCTCAACTCCATGCTGCAGGCTGTGGCCAACGGCATTAACGGCGTGATCGGGGCCCTGAACAAAATCCAAATCAACCTGCCCGCCGTGCCGCCGTTTTTTGAGGGGCTGTCGCTGGGGGTCAATATCCCGCTGGTTTCGGTGCCTCAGATCCCCCGCCTGGCCACCGGCGCGGTCATTCCTC